CTTAATGTTGATTTATTATGCCTCTTCTTTAAAGCCCACTGACTAAAAAGAAAAACTGTGCATGTGTTAAGTATGCACAGTTTTATTTATGTTTGCAACCTAAAAGGATGCAATAATATGGTTTATTTTGCCAAACCTGCTAGCTTCAAAATACTTTCCATTTCTGGAGATTTTTCTTCGGCTGGCATAATATTTGTATTAAAGTCTTTACCACCGTGTCCTTGATCGCCAATGCCTTCTACTTTGGATTTAATGTTGCCTACTAATTCTTTTAGTCTTGCTAATCCGTCATCGCCATGTCCATTGGCAACCTTGCCGTGTTTCTGTTGCCATTCCTGTGTTAGCTTCTGCATAAATGCTTCTGCCATTTTACCAGCTTGCTGTCCAGCTTCTTCGCCAAACTTTTCACTGATTTGTTTTTCCACATCAATAACAATGCCTTCTTCTCCACGGAACGGACCAACTTCTGGATTGTCACGATTGTAAAAGCTCTTAACAATCTTAGCAACTTCTTGTACCATAGATCCGCGACCTTCTTTTTCGCCTTCTTCCATTTCTCTAGGAGTAGTATAAGCGTAATCATCGTCGGGGTGTTGACCGGGGGCTAGCACTTCGAAGTTATCGTCGTCGTAACCTTTGGCTGCAAGTTTTTCGATGTACGCATACGCAGCGGCTTCGTCGTTGAACGTACCGTGCTCGTCCCATTCACCATCGTCAACCATATACCATACAACAAACTGGCTATTTTCCATTGCACCTGGAGGAGGAACCATGTCAGTGTTTTCTGATTGCGCCATATTCTGTAATTCGCTCATTGTGTCGCCTAGGAAGTCTTCATCGTTAATTAGTCCCCTGGCTTGTTTTGGACTCATGTTTAATTCTTTTACAAGAACCATTCCGATTGCGTGGACTAATTCACCTTCACGAGCAGGATCGTATTCAATACCCTTGTCTGCTAAAACTTTAGCAACCTGATAGCAGGCACGATCTTCTGGAGCTTCTGCTACTGGTTGTTCAGGAGCAGGAGTTGGTTGAGTAGGTGCCTGTGTTCCGCTCATACCTAATGCTACTAATAGTTCTGGATAACTTTCTTTTGCCCATAATTGAAATACTTGGATAGGATCTGCTGTATTATCTAATACTTTTGCCTGTTGAAATTTATCTTCTAAATCGCTATCGTCAATGCCAAATTCGTTGAAGAAGTTGTATGCTGTATCTAAATCTAATTGGCCTTCTGGTAAATCAGTTAGTGCTTGTTTTAATGCCGCAACTTGATCATCTGTTAGTTTGCCTTGTTCGGTAGCATCTGCCCATTCTTCAAATTGAGCAAATGCACTTTCTTTTACTTCATCTGTGTCTTTAACTTCATCCGTGTCATCTTCTTCGCTGACATAAGACTCTAGATCTACTTTGTTAGCTTCACGCATGATACTGTGTAGTAGGGGGAAGAAACCTGCTAATTCTTCTTTGAAGTTTGTTTCTGTAAATTTCGATTTGTATTCTTCCATAGTGACAGCATCGAGCTCTTGTAGCTCATCCCCTGCCATTTCTGATTCATTAAATTCTGCTATCCAACTTTCATAATGATGACGCTTGCTTAACGCTTCTATTCTCAATTTTAGTTCTTGTAATCGGCCTACGGCCCTTTCTGTAATTCCCATAGCGTCATCGTGCAAACTTGTACGTTGTATTTTTCTTTGGAATTCTTGTAGTTGAGCAATTTGTTCACTCATCATGATAATTGCTTTGCCTGCTGGATCATGCGGAACTCCACCGTGATCTACGTGTTGTGCCATGGCGAACGCACCCGCTGGATGAATGAATGGGTATTTGAATCTTTCGCCTAATGCGTTTTGAATAAAAATTGCCTTGATGTTTTTACGTTGACTACGTGAGCCTGCATATTCTTCGTCTACTGGATGTGCGTGTCTTACAATAACTTCTGTGCTGCCTTTGACTGCTCTGCTTGTTTTCTTTGTGCTTTTTTGGCTCCAGCGGGATTCGTTCATTGTTGTTGTCATTTCAGGTTCTTCCTTAGGGCCTTGCGTTGCGGCAAGGTGTTGAAAATCGTTTTTATCAAGATTTGTCTTTGCAATATCTCTGGTGTCGAAACGCAGTAATCTACGCATGGCAAACATACGCATTTCTTTTAAGAAACTATACCAAATTTTCTTTGCAGGATCGTCTTGATTTTCAGTAATGCCCTGGCTGTAATAAATCTTTAAGCTGCCTAGATCGTTTAAGCTAATGCTAACACGGCCTAAGTCGTTGCCTTCGCTGACAAAGTCAAAATCGAAGAAACGTGCTTCTGCAGGATCAATAGTAACAGCGCCTGCTTCGTCGCCCATTTCTAGATTAGAGAAACGGCTGCGAACTTTGTCGAACAGGTCTTGAGCAATAATTTGAATTGGTTTCATATGCTATATTTATGTCAATAAGTGCTGATGTAGATGGGCATGGGAAGGTCGTGATCTTCCATTCCCGTGTGATCTCGCATCTTATCGTAGATTGTTGGATCCCAATCTTGTAGTATCATAACCATACGCATGACTAATAATAGTGCAGAAACCAAGTCATCGTGCTGACCTACTTTGGCTTTAAAAGTTATTCCTTGTGCAACAAATGTTTTTAATTCACTGACCAGTGTTTTACTGTTTACTTTAATTTGTTTAGATTCTATTAATTGTTTTAACTTAGCACAAGCCGAAATTTTAGCGGCATGTGTAGTGTTGAATCCTTTACGGAATCTGCGTACATGCCCTTTCTTAATTGGTTCGCTTAAGAATAAACCAGGGAATGTTTCTTCACCTAATTCGTTGATAGCAACCAAGGCAGCTTCACCTAGCGTATTGTTTTCAACACTATAATAGATACTAGATTGTACTCCCGCAGCCTGACATTTTTCGTCAATGTGTTTCAGTAGATCTCGTAAAATACGTGCCTGAGCTTGTACAGGAGTCATATTGTGATGCCACTCGCAGACTTGATCCATACTGGGCAGTTCCATGATCTGTATGGCAGCATAGTCTCCGCCCGTACCTAAGCTAGGATCTAATGCTACAATATATGTACTACTAGGGTTAATTTTCTTATACCAACGTGCTTGCCCCATCTTCATAATAGGGTCACGTCCTTCCATGTCGGAAAGACTGATACTGTTGATTAATGTTTCGTCAAAGATCAAGAATTCGCATTCGTGTTCACGTTGGAAACGCTCGTAGCCTACACGGGATACTTCTTCATTTTTCCATTTTTCATCGCGGTCTGGATGCTCTGACCAAATAGCAATACAAGGATAGAATCCGTTGCGGCCTAATTCTTGTTCATTGCCAAACTCGTCAAATCGTTTATTGGCTTCGTTCCAAATCTGCGCAAACTGGTCTTCATCGCTGTTTGGAGTTGATGTAATAATGGCCTTACCACCTGTGGCTAGTGTAGGCGATATTGAAGTCCAAAATTCAACGGCAATGTTAGGTTCTACATAGGCAAACTCGTCGCAGTATAACAATGATACAGACATACCACGACCTGTTGTTTCAGTTGTTGTCTGTGCAACAATACGTGATCCATTGTCAAACTCTAAACTTTGTTTGTTATAACTTGTGACACCTGCGCGGATAAAGTCGGGGCATGTTTCATATGCATAACGTAGACGTTGCATAATTTCCTGAGCACCTGTGTATTTGTGCGCCGAGATAAGAATTGTACTATCAGGCACGAACATAGCGTACCATAGCAAATAGCCTACGGCTGTTGTGGTCTTTCCCATCTGGCGCCCTAGCATATTTACACTGAATCTGTGTCCGTGATAACTGTCCAATAGGCGTCGCTGATAATTAAAAGGTTTGTATTGAATTTTACCTTTAGTAGGGTGTTGAATAAAGAAAAAGTTTTCTAAGAAATATCTCGGACCTTCAACAGGGTCACTGCACTTTAACATGTGCTCAATATCTTCTTCAGTCCAACGCTGTGTAGCATTAGCCTTTTTGATTAAATTACCGTCTAAACTTTTACTTGCCATGCTATTATTTACTGAAAAAAATAGCCTCCGAAGAGGCTATTTGGATTACATCCTAAGGTATTATCTTAGTCCAGATAGTTTTAAAATATCTGCCATGCTTTCATTTGCACTTTCTGATTTAAGTCTGCCGTCGTTTTCTGCTGACCTGTTCAAAGCGGCACGATCTGCATAGCTACCACGCTTAACAAGTTTGGCAGCATCTTTTTCACCTTGTGTAGGATTCTTAATGTGCTTTAGTGGATCAAACTTTTCAGTTGCACCTTCTTTAGTATTTTTTGCGGCACTAGCAGAGTCGCCAGAAGCGGCTTTGCGTTGATATGCAGGAATATTAACTGGATTCTTTGGATCTAAATCTTTTAAACGATCTTCGATTCCTTCTTCCACATCTTCGTCTGTCTCTTCTGATTCACCAATAAATGCTTTGTATTCTTTCATCAAGCCTTCGTATGTAGCAGTAGGTTGTACTCTAGTACGGCTCTTACCAAACATAGTATTGCCTGCACCTGGCTGATTTTCGTGATTGTTAGGACCAACACCTTCACTGTCATAACCTTGACGATCTTTGTTAGGATCGTTTGGTGTTGTAGAATACTGAGGACCATCATATGTTTCGTCAGTTTTTTCTTCATCATCTTCTTCGTCGTCTGCACTAGCTTGTGGTTTTTCAGCAGCGTGATCAGCAGAATCATGATCGCCATCGTTGTCGATATCGCCATGAGCTTGACTTACCCCGTCATCGCCACCAAATGGATTTTCTTCTCCGTCATCTGGATTTAGCTTGTCTAGTACAGAACGCATTACTTCACCGTCGGTTGCACCAGGGCCTGCGCCTGCATCTGGACCTACTTCTGGCTCAGCAACTAATGCTGCCATTGGCTCGTCTGCAACACCTAGTTGATCCATGCCGCCTGCATCACTTTTGTTGATACCAGCTAAAGACATGATGTCTTTTAGCATGCCACTTAGTTCTTCACCTGTAGCGGCTGTCATATTGATGCTAGCAGGAGTGTGAGGTTGACTCATTCCACCCATGCCGTCCATCATGCCCATTGGACCACATTCAGCTAGTGTAACACCTTGCTCTGGTTTAACAACGGCAGCGCCTGTGTCAATTGCTGGAGTAGTTGCATCTAGCTCGGCTAAACGCTTTAGTACGTCGATCATTTGCATATTATTTCTTCCTTGGATCAGCAGCTTGTTTTAAAACAGATTGTGTTCCGGCTGGTGAATCAACGTTAAATTTTGCTGCTTCAGTTGTAGGAATCTCTTCCCCACGAGCCTTTCTCTGTAGTTTTAGGATATCGTTAAGTTCTTTAACAAATCCCGTATTGTACTTGTCGCCGTAGTAATCTTCAAACTGCGGACTACCTGCTTCTTTATAATCTGGGTCATCTAGTAGGGCGCCTTCGCGTGGCTCACTAGGTTCTTGATAATCTTCAGTAGCTTCGAATGGACTGCGAACTACTAAATGTTGTTTGTTAACACCTAAGCCTGCTGTTAGGTATTCGGTTAATTCAAACTGTGTAGTAGGGTAATCTAATGTGACTTCGTAGATACTTACTTCGCAATTCTTAACCTGTGGAAAATCTAAAGGCAGTGCTTGAATCGGTGTTGTAGCAGTTTTCTTAAATCCACTGATAGCAAACTTTTCCAACATTGTTTTCAAAGTAGATTCTTGCTCAGTAGTAAAATCGCCTGCAACTTTAACACGGAAGTCATACTTCTTTTTAGATTCGGAGAGGTATTCTTTAAAGTTTTTCATAGTATTATTTATTCAGATTCTTAAGTTTTTCTAAGATGCTATTGCGATCTGTGACAATAACCCCCTGTGCATCTATGGTATCAGTACCAGCTTCGTTGCCGTGTTTTTTGTCTATAGCTAGTTTCTTTAGCTGTAGATCAACCATTTTTAACTTCTTGTCAATCTTGTTTGTTTTAGCCTGAATGGCAGCATTCATCATTTGTGCCGCAATTTCAAACATACGTGATCCATACCTAGGATCTACATTCATACCTAAATCCATTAAGTCGTCATACGCTTGTTCAGCTTTATTGGCCAGTGCGTCTAACTCAGTATCTGCCATATCGCCTAGACCTTTTACACGAGGCAATGCTGATGCAATTTTGTCAAATTCTTCTAATCGTTCTTCTAGATTAATCGTAGGTACTGGTTCTGCAGATGCAGGCTCAGGAACTACAAAAGGTTCAGTGTCCGGAGCAATATTTAAAACTTCTTCTAGTCGTTTAGTCATACTATTACTTATTTTCTTTTACCACTACCACCGTAAATATCTGTCTCATTCATAATACGAAACTTAATACCTTGTTGTTGACACCAGGCTGCTGCCGCGGCCCACTTAGCTTGATTCTTGATAAACTGCGCTTGATTGTAGGGATTTTTACCAACTTTTTCTTTTAGCATTTGATTGGCTGGTTTAATCTCAATTAATTCAACATGTTTTTTATGATGTTTATCAACGTAGGTTATAAGAAAGTCGGGAACATATACTGTTTGTTTACCAGTTAGGGGATCTCTGTAGGGAATTTTAACACACTCACTGGCCCATTGCTGTATGCTAGGATTGTTGTCACAGAACGACATAAATGTAAATTCCCAACCTGATCTATACATTGGATCACGACTACCTGCATATTTTTCGGGATTTTTTACTTTATAAATCCCTTGGCTAAACTTCAAACTCATGCTATGACGTTGCGATGTACTTCGTCGTGTGGTGCAAACTCTTTAGAATAACCTAAAAAACTAGTCTTAATTCTATTGTAGTTTAAAATTTCTGCAACTAATGCAGAAATTTCTACACTGTTAATGCCAGTCAATGTATCTAAAATCTGCATGGGATTATAGCCATCTTTCTTGGCCTGTTTCATAATAATCACTGCAACAGTTTCTGCAGAAGTGGGATCAAAACCACGTTGTGTAAAGAAGCCAACCATTGCGGCCAATGTGGCCGCATTTAATTCTAATGGAGCTGTGTAATATGCATCAAACGCTTGTACGGTAGCATCTGATGTTGTTTTTGAAGTGGGTAAATTGCTGTAAATATTTTTAGACATATTATCCGCCACCTGTTATATTTTTTGGTGTTGCCTGCGTAGTGTTATTTACACTGGCATTCTTATTCGAAAATAAATTTATACCAGTCCTAGCAGATGTCCCGTATCCAGTTTGATTAAAACCTTGAACAATTGACTGAGTTAGTCCTCCGGGTTGATTTCCTGATTGAGAAATATTTCCTAATACACCACCTAATATACTGTACCCTTCTTGTTTTAATCCTGACTTGGTTAATGATTGCACATTCTTTGACAAAGTTTTTGCCTGTAAGAATGCTCCTATCACATTACCTTCGCCTAGAGAATTTAATACACCATTTGCACCTGCAATCACACCACCGCCACCAAATAATGTGTTAGTACCTAATCCGCCAATACTTAAAGGGCTAGGAGTCTTGTCATAGTATTTTGCAGTAAATGCACCGGATGCATCTTTCTTTTTAATCTTACCTTGTTTGTACACTACATCTTCGTAGGCTAATGTCATTTTACTAGACATTACCTTAGAACCTTCGCTTTGATCAACACTGTCATGTTCCCAGGCAACAATCTTAGGATTTATCAAAGTCATCTGTGTAAAATTTTGCTGATGTAGTACGTATACATCTATGCTATTAAAAAACGCTTCTTGAAAATTATTGTCAGTTCGTAATCCATACCTGTAATCAGTTTCTCCATACTTGGTATCTTTAAATTCTACAGGATGATCTTTTCTGCTGCCGTATCGGCTGTCCATGTAGTAAAATTTATAATAGTTTTTCCAAAGGTTTGTAGTTATATCGCTGTTATCGTCATGGAACTCGATGTTAACATTACCGTATGTTAATTTTGTCTGTACTACTGTTTTTCTATTGTACTGATTAAGTGTTTCAGTGGCAATATTAAATTTAGGCAGATCCATTCTTTTAACAAGAAGACCTACTGTGTCTATATTCTTTTGACTACCTGCCCAGGTAGGATCTACAAGTGCATTTTTATTAAGGTTAAATTGTACAAAGTATAAAAAACCAACTTTAGGAGCACGGGCGTATGTGTTTGCAACATACATTCTATTTGCATGTTGAAAGTCGCTGAGTTGAGCTGTATTTCCAAACAGTCCAGTACCAACGCCACTTAAAAAATTTGTAAAAGCACTCATAGTAATATTTAGCCAAATAAAAAAGCCTGGGTTTAGCCAGGCTTTATTAGAGTAGCGTTTTATTAACCGCCTAGTGCCAATGAACGTACTGTACGGCCTACAGCTTGACCTAGACCAGATAGTGCTCCAGCAGCATCAACTTGAACTGCATTATCATAAGTGATAGTTAATGCAATATCTAGTGGGTCATTACTTGTGTAATCGCCGCCTTGGTATACTGCACCTTTTAGGAAACAGCCGTGAAATTCAAACGCTTCTAAGATACCTGGCTCGTATGCGCCGTTACCGCCGTCTAGAACTTCAACACGCATCATGAACTTATAATCAATGCCGCTAGCAGCACCGCTTTGCTCATAGAAATCAAATTGTTTCTGTAGTTGTTCGCCAACTTTCTTACTTACTGCACCAGTAACATCATCACGAACAGTTAGTTTAGCATCAGCAAAACTATGACGTCCTGCTAGTTTAATTGTACTGTTGTAAACTGCTAGTTTGATTTCTTCAAAACTAACTTCTGGTCGTGTTACATTCATAACTTGTTTAGTTAATTCAGTAGCAGGAGTACCTGCTACTCCGAATCCGTCTAGTGTAACACGGAAGCGATATTTCAGCTTGGGCATTAACAGACCTTGTGTTGTCGAACTTTGATCAGTTGACAAAGGTACTGTAAATCTGTTTAAACTTGCAATTGCCATATTAAATAGCTCCTTATTCTTTATTTACCTATTATTGTCCAGCTGCAATTTCACCAGTGTTCTTAATACGTAGTGGAATGTAGATAAACTCAACAGCCTTAACTGGCTCAATAGCGATGTCCATATATAACTCAGAGCGGTCAATTCTTGCCGCTGTGTTATTTGAGCTATCGCAAACTACTAAGAAGTCATAAAGAGCACGTTGACCTACTAACTCTAGTAATAGGCTTTCTGCCGCAGCTTTAATTTCTCTACGTGTCTGTGCATCATTTGGTTCAAACAAGTATGGTTTTGCTAGAACACTTAGTTGTTTACGTAGGTATGCAACTAGACGAACTACGTTAATACGATCTAAGGCGCTAGCGTTCTTAGCACGAGTGTATTGACCAAAGTTAACTAAACCAACTCCCGGCAATGTTGCGATTGGGTTAATCTTAACATCGTGCATTACATTGCGTAGACCTTCGTACAATGCGGCAGTCTTGAATTCACCCTCAGCATTAATATATCCAACGCTGGTAGCATTGTCAACACCGCCACGACGTGTACCTGCTGGAGCGAACCATTGGTAGCTCTTAGCATCGCTGTTGATGATTGTACGTAGCATCATGTGACTTGGAGGAACAACAATGTTGTTGCCGCTGTTGTCAGTTGTGTAACCGCTTGGATAGAACATACCAACATATTCATCATATGTAACTGCGCCATCTTCGCCATTGTCTGTAGCAACCGCTGTGTTGTTGCCCCACGCTGTTAATGCTGTACCTGTTGGCTCTAAACGGAATGGTGTGTCACCAACAATAAATGCTGTTTGACCAACATCAGTATTAAATGCAGCCATGTTAGCAATAGTTTCTGGATAACCTGGGCAAGCAATTAAGTTGAATGCCAATGTATCAGTATCGCGGATAGCAGCATTTGTATCAATCATAGCTTTTAGCTGAGATACAACATAACCACGTTGTGCAAAACGACCGAACTTACCAGAACCATCTTCATTGTTAGTAGAAACAGTGACCCAACGATCTGCACTGTAAATGATTGCGCCAGTATCTGGGTTGATCATAGGATCATCATTGTATCTAATGTTTAAGCCACTATTAGCTTCTAGATTTAAATGACCTTTTATATATTTCTTAACGTTATTTCCACTGCGACGAGTGTTCCATAACCTCATACCACGTGGGTATAATGCAGGATCTGGAACATCTGGATCGACATAGTTACTTGTTAGAAGATCTACAATAGATGCTGGGTCTGTATCATCACCAGCAGTTGACCAACGAGCATCTGCAAATAACCAGCCGCTTGGGCTTGTTTGATCAGTAGTATCTTGTAGTATCCACTTGAATGTGCTGATACCATCCCATACATAAATGTCTTTGCCATAACGATCTACATCAGCTGTAGAAATCCAAATATCTCCATCAACTAATGAGCTGCCGTTACTTTGGGTAGTAGGTGCTATTGCACTAACCATAGCACCGGTCGCATTTGTACCAGTATGTGGAGATGCAAGGTTTCTATAACCTACCCATTTTGTACCGTCATGAATCATAATATCAACTTCGCTGACTGCGGAGTTAAACCATAATGTACCGTCATCGGGCGAAACAGTTGGAGTACTAGCTTTTGATTCGTAGACTAATGGCTTCCAGTTTGTAGCAATGAATGTAAATGAATCACCTGTTGGGGCTGCATATAAATTAGCAGTACCTGTCTTGGTAGTCATGTTATAGGCAGTTAGACCAATTGTTGATAATGGAGAATTAGTTCCATCGGTTAATTCAAAATCGCCGCCTAATGCGTGTGTAAATGTTACAGTTTTATTTGTAGCATCGTAGGTTGCAGTAACGTTAACAAGACCTTGTGCAGATACTGCCGCAGGAATTTGACTTGCCATACTTGCAACGTTGCTACCAAAAATGCTAACAACTTTAGTAGTACCCCAAGTAATAGTATTATTTGCGCCAATTAAAGTTTCTCTAATTGTGAACTGGCTCGTTGCAGATTGAGTAGCCACGCTGGCTGCACTAACAACTGTAGTCGAACCAGTTGCATTACGTCTCCATAGTTTGAAGTTAGCGGTAGCATTTGCAGCATTTTCAGCATCTGTATCAGCAAATAATGTTCCTACAGGAATATTCTTGCCGCCGCCTGCTGGATCAAGTTTTTCAATAGCACTACGTGTACTTGCGTACATAGGAGCAGAGACTGTTGTCCATGCACTTGTAGTGCCGTTGTAATATTTTACAGCTAGGTTAGCGCCTAGACCCGGAGTTGTTGTTTTGATCCAAATACTTCCGTTTGTTTGCGTACCTTTAACCCACGTTGGATAGGTAGTATGCGGGCTAACTTGCACAGACTTACCACCATCAAACTGGTCTACAATTGCAGCCCATGTGTTGTCTGATTTTTTGTAGTAGTATTTGTTAACTAAACTATCAGATGTAGCAACTACACAGTAATCGCCTTTTTGTCCAAAAGATGATAGCGGCGCAGTTCCGTTAAAAATTGTTGTGTCAGATCTGTTATCATTGTTAATAATAAGCGGAGTCTTTGTTACAAACTTAGCAATATCGCCTGAAGAATCCCATTCGTTGATACCGTATAAACTAGCATCAGTGTCTAACCAGTATGTACCAGCAACTGGAGTACCTGTTGGAGCACTTGTTGTTGGAGCAAGTGCTGCCAAATCAACATCTGCACGAGCAACATATGCTCTAGAGCTTACACCTAGTGCGCTGTATGCTGCTTGTAGACCGTACTCATTTAATTCGCCACCGTGTAAGGGATTATTATTTGATGTATAAAATAACGGAGTACCAAATGTGTCAACTAAATCACGTTGACTTGTGATTACATAAACATTTCCTGCATTGGCAGCAGTTGTACCTGCGGCTGTACCTGTTGCAGAAGCGTTGCTCTTGTCTTGTGCAGTAGCAACGAAAATTAGTGGAATAGTGCCAGGAGCTGCGGAAGTATAAAAACTTTCGTCAATTACTGATACGCTTACGCCTGGTGAACCTAGTGTGGCCATTTTTCAATCTCCTTAATGGATTACTTTGTTTTATTTAGCAGGTAAATGCAAAAACTCCTGGTTAAATACCATTGTAAAAGGGCACTAAAAGGGCGGGGTATGAGAGATTTATGTAAAATTTGTAGTCAAAGACCAGTAGCTATCAATTACTATAAAGAGGGCAAAGCCTTCTATAGGTCAAAGTGCGACCATTGTTCAAAAGGTAGAGGTGTAGGTAAACCTTTATGGGCTGTCACTGGATATAAGAAAAAAGCCACATGTGATCGATGTGGCTTTAATAGTAAGTATCCTGAACAGTTCAACGTATATCATGTTGACGGAGATTTAACAAATTGTCGTCATATAAATTTAAAGACGGTTTGTGCTAACTGTCAACGGATTCTTCACAAACTTAAATTGCCCTGGAAGCAGGGCGCATTGACTCCGGATTTTTAGACTAGGTCTAGGGCAACTCGTGTAGCAAATGGCAAATCGCCAGGGTGCAATAATTGTTTAATTTGTTCAAATAGATCATCTATTGAAGTGTCGTTGACAATAATGTGATCAATATTGCCTCCTACCCATGCTGTTTCACTGGCATGTACACCTAATGCCTTGAGTTTTTCTGCGGCAAATGTATCACCGTTGTTTGCCTTAGCGGCCATAATATGCCAGCTGGGTAGCTCGCCCCTTTGCACCCAAATTACTTTGCCGCCAGCATTATGAATAGCTTTAATTTCGTTAGGAAAACGCACATCACTGATAACAATACTATCTTTAGTTTTACGCATCTTGTTTTCTAAACTGGCAATCCAGATATCATCGTGGAAGCCTTGTCGGCAAACTTCTGTGCCCCAGTATTGTAAAATCCAGCGAGGAGTAATATCTTTACCTAAACGCTCACTCCACCATTCGTCACGTTGCTCACGCCACTCACGAGCTTCTTTTGTACGACCTTCCAACAGAACGCGGTCCCAACCAAATACTGCGGCTACTGCATCTTTTAATGTGTTTGCAAACGAGTCACGGCGGAATCCGTGAAAGTTAACCAAATAATCTGCGGCTGTGTCTTTGCCGCTGCCAATAAATCCAACAAAACCTATGATCATAGTATCCCCTGCGTGATACTATAATTTATTACATTTAGATTAAGTTGTCAATATTATTTTTAGCCGATTACAAAGGTAAGTGGTTGTCCACCTTCTTTGTAGTTAATTAGATCCATCTCTAACATTTCTAGTTCAGCCTTGGCTTCGGCTTTTAAGGCTGTACCATTAAGTGTGGTGCTACCTTGCGGACTGGCAATACTGCCAAACTTTTCACGTGCCTCACCTAACATTAGTTTGCAGGTTGCTAAACTGTAGTCTTTTAACCACTGTCCTGCATACTGATCTTGCAGTAGGTTAAAGTCTGGACGATAATTATACATCCAAACTAAAACTTCTTCTTCGCCGCGTGGACGTTGCATTATGGTTAACTTTTTACTGGTTGGATTGAATGTAAAGTTAATATCACTACCGAACATTTTACCAACTTGTTTCTGATAACTGGCAAAGGCATAGTATGTTGCTAGACCGCCCATATTTGTGCTAGTCAGCAAATAGGTGTTAGAGTAAGCTAAATTGAATGGCTCAAATAAGCTGCCACCATCGCCACCGCCAGTTCTACTACCGATACTGCGACGGAAAAGCTGACGTACACCTGTTACTTCCTTAGGTAGAATATAATCGTTCACGTCAGTTTGCAGAGTAATGAAACCAAAACTTTCTTCGCTGGCGTTGCTACTGCGCTGTCTAAATTTACTTAGAGCTCGATCTATAGCAGTAGTGTAATGAATGGGGTCTAACTCAACATCTACCATGCCAGAACCTAGCATAGCTTGTACGTAGTCGACAACTTTTTGGCGTTCGTTTTCAGTTTCAGTCATACTGATATTTAGCCATAAATACAAGACTATGCCAAGACTCTCCCTGTACCGTCCTGAAAAGGGCAATGATTATCGTTTTTTAGATCGTGTTATCAACGAAGAATTTCAAGTGGGCGGAACTGATGTTTATGTACACAGGTACATGGGTCCAGTAAATCCCGAAGAAGGCGAAGCAACTCCTAGTACTCCTAATAATACTAACAGTATTCCGGAACTAGGAATACAAGATTTAATATTCATGGAAAACAGAGATCGTCATTACGATCCCGATGTCTACGTTATGCGTGGAATTTACACCATGCAAGATTTAGATTTTAATCTAAGTCAATTTGGCCTATTTTTACAAAACGATAACATCTACATTATGTTCCACTTAAAGAATACAGTAGATGTATTACAGCGTAAAATTATGCCAGGCGATGTTATTGAACTACCTCACTTAAAAGACGAGTATGCGTTAGATGATAGTGTTGTAGCATTGAAACGATTTTACGTTGTACAAGATGTTAGTCGTCCTGCAGCAGGTTATAGTCAAACATGGTATCCACACTTACTACGTGCTAAGTGTGTACCTCTAATTGACAGCCAAGAGTTTAAAGAAATTTTAGACAGCGATGCTGGTGCAGGTGATGGTAGCACACTAAGAGATTTGTTATCTACCTATCAACAAAGCATCGATATCAACAATCAAATTCTAGCACAGGCAGAAGCAGACGCTCCTAGTAGCGGATATGATACAACAAATCTGTTTGTCATTCCTTACCGCGAAGATGGTACAGTTGACGTTGCAGATGCCTCAACTGTTGATGACGATGCAAGTATCAATGATCCTTCACTAGACGCTAGTGTAGTATTACGTAGTCCGGACAGAGACATTTATGTAGGATACTTAAACGGAGACGGATCAGCTCCGAACGGTGCACCATACGGATTTGGTATTTCATTCCCTGCTAGCCCAACTAAAGGTCAATTCTATCTAAGAACTGATTATATGCCTAACAGATTATTTAGATACGATGGCAGACATTGGATCAAATATGAAGATAATGTAAGAATGACATTGAATAACTTTGGTAGTGAAGATGTTGCTAGTGGAGAACCTGTACGTCAAACTCAGAAGTCTAGCTTTATCAATAACACAAATACTTCAACTATTGCTGGTACAGTTATTCAAGAGAGACAAGCATTGAGTAAAGCATTGAAACCTAAGGCGGACAATTAATATGGCAGATCATTTTTATGATGGTCAGGTACGCAGATACTTGACACAGTTTATGAGAGTTATGAGCAACTTTAGTTATAAAGATGCTAAAGGTAGACTTACACAGATTCCAGTTCGCTACGGTGATATGAATAGACAGGTAGCCAGTCTATTAAAGAAGAACAGTGAGAACACTATTCCTAGTGCTCCTTTCATTGCCTGTTATATCAAAGACATTCAGTTTGATCGTCCACGTATGCAAGATCCTACGTTTGTTAGTACAGTTAATATTCGAGAGCGTGCCTATGATGACACTGGTCAAGAGTATCTAAACACACAAGGTGCAAATTATACAGTTGAACGTATTATGCCTAGTCCGTATCTTCTTACATTTTCTGCAGATATTTGGACCACAAACACAGATCAAAAGTTTCAACTATGGGAACAACTTGCTGTATTGTTTAATCCTAGCTTAGAAATTCAAACAACAGACAACTACATCGATTGGACTAGCTTGAGCGTTCTTACATTAGAGAATCAAGTGTGGAGTAGTCGCAGTATTCCTCAAGGTGTTGAGCAAGATATTGACATTCTTAACATGACATTTAGTGCTCCTATATGGATCACACCTCCTGCTAAAGTCAAGAAGTTAGGAATTATCACTAAAATTATCAGTAATGTATTTTCAGTTGAGAAAGGAATTATTCAATTAGATTTTTCTGACCCTACTGCTGTTAATAATTTTGGAGATCCAATTTCTACGGTAACAGTTTCTCCTGGTAACTACGAATTGTTGGTAATGGATAATGTAGCTAGACTGATTGCCAATCAAGGAGAAGATTATTCTAATATAGTAGACACTGCTCCTCAGACAGCGTGGACACGTTTGCTAGATTTATATCCAGGAAAATTTCGTGCAGGACTAAGTCAGTTAAGATTAACAAAACCGGACGGCAACGAAATTGTTGCATATATTAGTTTAGATCCGCTTGACGAATATAGAATGGTAATGAATATTGACAGCGACACTATACCTAGTAATACTATTATTAGTGGTAGAGGTACAGTTGATGCTATCATAAACCCCGAAACATTTAATCCTATTGCTACTAGAACAACCGGAAAACGTTATCTAATTTTAGAAGCCATTAATAGTACATCAGCAGATGGACCATCTGCATGGAAACAGGCCAACGGTACAGGATTTAGTGCCAATGCCAATGATATTATAGAATGGAGTGGTACTGCATGGTCTGTTGTATTCAATTCTCAGGCTGCTACTGCGGTTACGTATATAACTAACTCATACACAGGAGTTCAATACAAGTGGGATTTAGAATCCTGGAGTAAGAGCTTCGAGGGTGTTTATACTAACAATGCATGGCGTCTAATTCTCTAAATCAAGTTATATGCAGTGGCGGAATATTTCTTGCCAAAGATACACGCAGGTTTTTATTTTTGTTAAGAACACAGGGTAAAACTGCGGGCACTTGGGGGTTAGTCGGTGGCAAAAAAGAACCCACTGATATTACTGCTGTTGATGCATTAAAGAGAGAAATCACAGAAGAAGTAGGAAAGACTCCTGCAATAAAGAAAATTGTTCCACTTGAGCTGTTTACCAGCAACGATCAAAATTTTCAATATAACACCTACGTGTTGTTAGTCGATAAAGAATTTATTCCCACACTCAACGAGGAACACAGTGGATACGCATGGTGTACCTACGACGAATGGCCCAAGCCATTACATCAGGGCGTAAAAAATAGCCTTAATAACAAGAGTATTAAGGCTAAATTAGAAATCCTATTAGAATTAATCGATTAAGTCTGGACCAAACGCCCACGTACCTAAGTGGCGCATTTCCATACTAAGCTGTGTATCCACCTTGACAGTATAACCACGCTGTGCCATCTTTTGGCATAGGATCATATCTTCACCTAAGTGG